TCCTGCCCGCTTGGAGGAAGGCGCGTAGGGAACATCGAAAAAGAGATCGCCATCGAAGCACCAGAGTCACCGAAATCAGCGTGCTGGTCGCACTTGATCAGATCATCGACCCCCCCCGGGAAGTAAGCCGACCCCTCCCCTGCGAAACGGCTCTGCGCCGTCGAGATCGCCACGGCGCCCGTGCGGTAGAAGCTATGCCCTTTCAGGTCAGGAAACGAAGTTGCCCCGTCCGCTCCAGAGAGATGCAGCCCTGCGCTGAGGCACGGCAGATGCAAGTTCCCGGGCATCGCTACCTCCAGGGACCCGTGGTGTCGAAGAACGCGAAGGCGCCGGTCGCCGTGCTGGCGCCGAACAGCATCACACGCAAATCCCGTCCGATCAGATTGTCAGCGCTGGCAATCAACCGTCCGGGAGCGAATAGCCCCACGGGGAGATTCTGCGGGCAGCAGTACAACCCAGGCGACACCCCGCGCAGAGCACTGTACGGCCACTCGAACACCTGGTGTGGCGTCAGGTACAAACCCTGGTCCGGCCCGTTCGGATACGCCATCGGGCCGTTGCCGCTGGCAAATCCGGTCACCGTGCTCGGCAGCAGCAAAGGGAACGCTTTGAAGGCCTGCGCTGCAGACCCGACCGCTGTATAGGACCTCGCCAGATACAGCTCATCGGCGCTATTCCTCAACACCCCGTAGTCGTTGGTATCCCCGGGCACCGAGCCGCTCTTGTCTGAAGCGTATCCGGACAGAACGCAGCTCCAGGCGTCACCGCTTTTGACTGGCAAGATGTCGCCGAACGCCATGAAAGCACCGCCGCCGCCGCCGTATGTCTTGTTGTAGAACATGAAGAGGTAGAAGAATCGCCCATCTGCGACCACCAACCAAGGCACCGCGGTCGCGTCCGCCTGCCCGCTCTTGGTCCACCACGTGCCGCCGGATCTCTGCTGCACGGTCGGGAACGGGCCGCTGCCCGTACTGATGCCGCTCATGGTCTCGTAACCGACAACTCTGGCCGTCTTCCCGACGGAGTCGTCGATTCGCAAGAAACAACCTGTCGCCGCCACGTCCGCGCTGCGATACGCAGCAAGGTTCGTCCCAGAGAACGCCTTGGCCCACCCAGCAGGCGCGACCTTGATCGTGATTGCTCCCGTCGCCGTCTGGTCCGAGATACCGGCCGCATCGAAGGTCAGAGTGGTCCCGCCACCGCCAACGCTGAGCACCTTCTTCTCGCCGTTAAGCCCGCTCGGCGTCGCGCCCGCCACGAGCATGACGCTGCCGTATTCGCCGCTGTGCCCGCCGCTGATCGTCGCCGTCGCGATCCCGCCAGCCACCACCAGACTGGCCACCGCCGAGACCCCGAAGCCATTCACGAGACACGCGTCCAGCACGTTGATCAGGGATCCCGCGACACCAGACAGCACCGGCGCACCAGGCATCATGTTGTGCAGGTACTTGACGGACGTATCAGCCATCAGTCGCTCCTAGAGGAAAATCACGGTGTATCGACATCGCCGCGGATGCCGATCGTGAATTGATCATCGACCACCGCCGGTGGGCCCTGCAGAACTGTCCGCGCCACCCAGACCGGGAAGTTGGCCGCCACCGTATTCAGCCGCACCACATTTCCAGCCGACCACCCGGCACCCCATCCTGCCGGATCGATGCTGAAGTACGGCGCGCCAGTCGCCGGGTTGATCGGCGCCAACGGATTGGCGATCGCATGCCCCGTCACGATCTGGCCGATCGTCTCGCCGATCACATTCACCGTGGTCGTATTGGTGAACACGATCCGCCAGCGCTCCTGGATCGCCCCGCGGTTGGTCACCGCCGGCGGGTACACGGTCGTGTTGTAACTCGCGCTCGAGTCGCCGCCGATCGCCGCGTCCGACCACACGCCGGTCCATGTCGGCTGATCGAACCAGTGCGAGACCCTGGCGTGCAGGTCGCCCATGATCAGAGCCGAGCTGACCAGCGAGCCGAGGGGGAAATCATGCGTCAGCGGCTTCGTGATGATCAGTTCGCCGTTGATCTGCGCGTCCGAGCACAGCGCCATGTCCTCGATGCGGTGCTCGATGCGCACGGGCTGCGCGTAGCCCGACACGTTGCTGAACGTCACCGTTCCGGCGTCCAAATCCTGCGTATAGCCAGCCGTGATCGTCTGATCGTCACTGCCGATCACCCGCAGGCGCGCGATACGCACCCGTCCGAGATTGATCGTCTGCCCATTGCTCACCGTCGCCGGGCTGGTTGTCGCCGTGTGATGGATCACCAGCACATCGCCCTTGCGCAGCATCGGAACACGGCCGTCAACCGGCAACCGCACCGGATCAAGACCGAGCACATCGGCCGATAGTGGCAAGTTCGAGACTGCCACCGCGTTGTACAGAGCCGTTTCAGGCATCACCAGCAATGGCCGGAAAATCTGCCCGCCAGACACTCGCGACGCCGAATACCACCACTCCGACTTTTCCGCCGGCGACAGCCCGGCATCGGACACCAGCTCGCCGAAATGCAGCGTCACGATGCCGAACTGCGCATCCACCGTGCCATCCGCCTGGGCCCCGCTGATCGTCCCGTCGAGGGCGCTGCTGGCACTGATCTGCACGCTGTCGATCGCCCGGCTGGCGCGTATCGCCAGGCTCGCCGGCTGCACGGGCGCGCCGGCCACCCGGAAGCGAAACCGCCAATCCTCCCACAACCCCTTGCGCGTCAGGCACGACACGCTCACGCTGGGTGACCCGCCGCCCGTATAGTCGCTCAGGCTGACAGCGCCGCTCGCGTAGTTCACCGCCCCGGCCACCGTGCCACTGTTGGTGCTCGCCGACGGGTCGCGGATCAGCGATCCGCCGCGATCCACATACACACTGCCGCCGAGGCTGAAGCGCAGCGATCCCGGAACCAGCGTGTTGCTGACACTCGGCAGCAGGTCGAGTTGCAGCGGCTCGATCGTCTGCGACTGCGAATCGAGCGCCCCGGCAGAATCGCTTGCGACCCGGTAGCGGGCCACGATGTTGCCGGCAGCCACAGCCGTTTGACTCGCCGCCGACCAGGAGCGCGTCGCCACGACATGACGGTAGTCGCTGCCGGTGATCGTGCGCGACTGCGACGTCGCCTGCAACGTCACCTGGCCGCCCAGAGCCACCGCACCGGTGGCGTAGTTGATGGAGCCCCCAACTCCGGCCGTCGACGCGATCGATATGGCCACGCTGGCCTGGTTGCCTGTGTTGCTGGTGCTGCCCGAGCCGGTGGCCGACATATCCGCAGCGATCAGAACCAGGCCCCCCGCACCATCGTCGCGCACCGTGTACCGGCCGCCCGCATCGTCGGAAAACGTCAGGGTCAGGCTCTTCGGCAGCACCGGGTGGCCCAGGCTGAAGCTCGTCGAAGCGCCCGTCGCCGTGTGGTTCTCCACCACCGCCGCGCCCTGCTTGAACTGGGTCTGAATCGTCGAATTGCTGTCCGGCAGAACGCTCGGCAGCAGCACGATCTTGCCGTTCGCGTAGTCGACCCAGCCGCCGGCCGCATCGCCGGAAAGACCGCCTGCGCCGTTGTCCGTCACCGTCCTGGTGACGGCATTGGCCAGATAGGTGATCGTCACATTGCCCGGCTGCAGCGCCCCGCCAGGCACGCTGATCTTGATCGCCGGCGGACGAAACACGCTGGCGCCCACTTGCGGCGTGTAGTGCGCAGGAGCCCCCCAGCTGTACAGGATCTCCGTATTGACGTCCGGCAGCGCCCCCAGCGTAACCACCAGCGAGCCGTTCCCGTAGTCCACGATTCCGGTACCGACGCCGTCGTCGCCCGACAGATTGCCGCTGCCGTTGTCGATCAGCCGGTACCACTTGCCCAGCGCCATGTAATCGACGCTCACCGATCCCGGCGCCGGCGCCGGCGAGAGGTTGATCACGTAGTTGTAGCCGCGGTTGCCGATCGAAATCGGCGTGCTCTCGGTGTGGCCGGCGACGGCGATCGCCGCCGCCTGCGCAGCCGTGTAAGTCGCGCTGCCACTGATACCCGTCGAGCGCGCCACGCTCACCGCGCCGCTCGCGTAGTCCACCGAGCCCGTGAACCCGGATTGCGGCACGATCGCCCCGGCCGCATCGTCGATCAGCGTGACGCCGCCGATCGCCAGCGCCAGCGAGCCGCGCGCGATCGTCCCACCGAAGTAGCGCACCGCCACCTGCCCCGGAGTCGTCGTCAAAGTCGTTGAAAACGACAGCGGTGGCGCACCGGCGATCGGTACGATCAGCTCGCGATCGCCCGTGCAGCGCGCATCGATGATCGGCGCCTCGGACAGCGCCGAAGGCACGAGCTGGGTATAGACGCTCTCCGCCTTCAGCGTCAGGTCGCCCAGGCTGGCCGCCAGCGCCAGCGGCGAGACGCCGTAGTAGCTCGTCGCGTCGGCCGCGAAGGTCGAGTGCACTCGGGTTGGCGGGTTGTAATAGTCGGCAGTGAAGCGCGTCACCGGTGCGCCCGCAAACGCCAGGCGAAGCGCGTCCGAAATCTCCAGCACGATCACATCGCGCAGGTAATCGCCGTACTGGTCCGTGAACACCTGGTTGTCAGCCCGCGAGATGATCCGCGTCACGCGCACGTACTGGAAGTTCGTCGGCGCATCCCGCTGCACCAGCCCCAGCACGTCTCCAACACCGGGCGACGCTGTCGCGTGCGCACAATGCACCTGCACGCTGCGCTGCCCGGAGAGGTGATTGCCGTACAGCGTCAGCCGCGTTTCCGCCCCCAGCGCGAGATAGCTTTCCAGTTTGTTCTGCGCCGCCGTGCGCTCGTCCGACCAGCTCCTGGTGGTGAACAGGGACGCCGACACGCGCGGGTCATCGGGCGCCCGGGCAATGATCACATGCGCCCCGTAATAGCCGTCTACATCCTCCGTCAGCACCGCCGGAAATACCTTGCGCAACGAGATCCGGCCATAGGTCCGGTCCAGATCCGAGATGTCCGGAAAGAGGTTGTTCGACACCCCGTCGACCACCTCGGATCCGGTCGCCATGCCGCCGCCCTCCGGCACATCGTCGAGCACCTCCGACTTCAGCAGCACGATGTCGCCATCCAGAATCGCCATGCCTTACACCTCGATCAATTTGATTGTCGCCACGTACCAGAACGCTGCGTCCGGGTCGCGGATCGGGAAGATCGGCTCCGCCTTGATCGGATCCTCCGGCGCAAAGATCACGTTGAAGCTGCGCCCATCGGCCAGGCTCAGCACGAACTCGCCCGGCAGCTCGCTCGCCTTGACGCGCAGCGCATCCACCGTCGCGCGCGTGATCCAGCCGCCCGCCTGGTCCCCCTGCAGCGTGATCGGCCGCCCAGCCAGGCGGAGTCCGGAATCAACGATCAGCGCACCGGTCAGCGCGTACTCCGTCGTCCGGATGACGGTCGGCCAGTTGAACTCATCCACCCAGGTCATATCGGCATCGAGACTGATGCCGGACAGCGAGTGAAACGCCATCAGGCAGCCCTGCCTTGCAGATCTTTCAGTGTCTTGATCAGGGCCGCCGCCGCATCCGGCGACGCCGTGTCGATCGCCGTTGTCCGGCCGTTGAGAACGATCTCCACCCGGTGCGTGCTCGCCGGCGCCAGAGCGCTGGCGTCGCGGTCGGCAGACGCGCGCGCATCATCGAAGGCACGGCGCTTGGCGCGCTCGAAGGCGCCGCTGTACTCGACCAGGTAGCCCTCGGTCGAAATCACGCCGACGCTGAGCAGCTTGTCCTTCATCGCCGCCATCTCTTCCTGCAGCGCCTCGCCGAACGCAGCCACGAATGCCTTGACGGCCGGACCGGAGAGGCCCAGCGAGCGGCCGATCTGCTCATGGTCGATCGCCTGCGTGCTGACTGGGCGACTCACCAGACCGGCAGCCTTGTCCGCCTCCGACAGCTTCAGGTTGCTGTAGTAGTCCTCGATCTCCCGCTGCGTGTAGTTCCTGGCCTTCAGTTGCTCAACGGAGAGCACCTTGTCTTGCGGCCGCAGCTGTATCTCCGCATCGATCCCGCCGCCGCGACTGACGGTGCCACGGACATTGCCCGTCAGCCCGCCTCCTGGAGCCGGCCCGGCGGCATCCTTCAGCTCGACCACCTTGCCGCGCGCGCGCTCGGTCGCCGCGGCAAACCGCTCGGTCTCGGCGGCGCCGCCGCTCATCGACTTCACGATGGCCTTGCCCGCCTGATCCACATCGATCGACAGGCCGCGCATGGCCGCCTGGATCTTCAGCACATCGTTCGCCACCCCGCCGTTCGCCTCGATCACCGTCTCGGCATAGCGCCGGAAGGCAGCCGCGATCTGCGCCGGCGTCGCCGTCCCGCTGTTCAGGATCGTCTGATACGCCTGCGTCGCCACCTCGGCAGTGCGCCTCAGCTCATCCTGGCTCCGCAGCCCGAGTGTCTTCCAGGCCTCGGTCACCGAGGTGATCCCCGGCGCCAGCTCATCGAGCTTCGCCTTCGCCCCATCCAGCCCCTGGCGCAGCCGATCGCCGGCGACCAGACCCTGGCGGCCGAGATCTTCCCAGCGCTCGACGATCGCACGCATCGCCGCTTCCGTACCCGCAGCCTTGCTCGCCTGGTCGAGGCTGCTGGCCAGCACCTCGCCGACATCGAACCCCTTCGCCTGCACCTCATCCATGCGGGTCAGCAGCGTGTCGAAATCGCCGATCGCCTTCTGCGCGCCAGCGCCGATGCCGCCAGCCAGCTCGCCCAGATCCTTGCCGGTGCGCTTGACAGCCTCGTCGAGCACCGCGTCCAGCGCGGCGGCCAGGCGCGCCGCCCCCTGCGCCGTGCCATCGAATGCCGCGATCGCCTGAACTTCGAAGATCCGCAGATCCTGGCCAGACAGCGCCTGCATCCAGGCATCGCGCACCTGACTGGCGGAGATCTGCCCCTTGCGCGCCAGCGCATCGAGCGCCGCTCCGGCCTCGGCAATCCCCTGGACGCTCGACACATCCAGTTCCTTGCCCAGCTTCTTGACCGCGTCGCCAGCCTTTTCTCCGTTCTGGCGCAGCTTTTCGAAATCGGCGACCAGTTGTATCGACCGACCGGAGAGACCCAGGCTGGCCTCCTCTGCCAGGCGCATCTGCTGCGTCCGCTCCGCCTCGGCAGCGGCCGCGGCCTTCGTCGCCATTTCGTTGGCGCGCGTCTCGATCTCGATCGCCTTTTCCCGCTTCGCGACATCGGTGAGGCCGTAGGCCGTCTTGGCGATCCACTGGCCGATGTCCTGCAGGTTGGTGACCAGATAGGCCAGCGACAGGCCCTTGACCAGCGATATCGCACCGGCAATCTTGGAACTCGCTCCAGCTGCGGTATTTGCCGCAACCGCGCCATCTACCCGAGCCTTGTTGTTGGCCACCTGCGCCGCCGTATTGACCTCCGTCGCCGCCGTATTGGCCACGGTCGCCGCTGTCGCCACGCCGGTTGCCGCGGCGGTACCCAGAACGGCCGTGCGCAGCGCCAGAAACTCGGCGACGATGTTGTACGCCTTCCAGCCGAGCCACGCCTGCCCGGAGTTGATCAGCGCTGCGGCGACCAGGTCGAGATTGTTCGCCAGCGCCTCGATGACGGCAGCCGCCGCGCTGCTGGCGCCGGATGCCTGGTCTGCCCCGCCGATGAACAACTCCCACTTGCTCGACAGGTCCGTCAAGGCACGCCCGATCGTCAGCGGCAGCTTGCCGAACTCCTGCTCGATCGCCAGCGACTGGCCCTGCAGCGCGCCGATCACGGTCGCGCTCGTCAGCTGCCCGGCCTCTGCCATCTGCCGCAGCTCGCCGGTGGTCTTGCCGAGACCATCCGCCATCGCTCGCGCGAGCCGCGGCGCCTGCTCCATGATCGAGTTGAACTCATCGCCTCGCAGCACGCCGCTCTGCAGCCCCTGGATCAGTTGCCTGATCGCCGCATCCGACGCCTGTGCCGACTCGCCGCTGAGCTGCGTCGCGCGCGCCACCGTTTCGGTCAGCGCCAGAGAACCCTCGAGCCCGACATTCAGCGTCTTGCCCACCTCGGCGATCCGCGCGAACAGCGTGGCCGTCGAGTCGAGCGCCGTATGCGTGCTCAGCGCGACGTTCTCGACCCCCTGCAGCGCCAGCCGCAAGGCTTCGCCTTCACCCACCACCAGCTGCAGGCGCGCCTGCAGGTTCTGGTACTGATCGGCGATCCGAGCCAGAGCCGCTGCCGCGCTGGTCAGCGCACCGCCGCCCTCGATCGCCAGGTACGCCTTCTTCAGCAGATTGATCTCGTCGGCGATGCCGCGCACGCTCGCCTTGATCGCGTTCTGTGCTGGCACCGCCTGCGCAGCGGCCCGCTGTGCCGCGCCGCCGATCCCCTCGATGCCCTTGCTTGCCACGGCCGCCTCGGCGCCCGTATCGCGCGCATCGGCGCCCAGTTGATCGATCGACTTCCCGAGCCCGTCGACGGCCGCCTTGCCGCCGACGGCGGCATCGACTTCGATCTGCAGTTTGAGATTGTCATCCATGCCCCATTGTCGCGCGCGCGCGAGGGCGATCGCATCCCGAACCGGTTCGACGATCGCCCATGAAAAAGCCCCGCGGACGGGGCTTTTCGGGGACGGTCCTGGTGTCGTCAGGCGGTCAGCAGGTCCACCTGGAATGGCTCGGTCTTGCCCGTCGGCGTCTTCAAACGCCCCTTCAGCGAAATGACGCCGAAGCCGTCACCCAAGAAGTCGAAAGCGCTATCCGGCGCGAGCACCGCCTCCCAGGCCGTGCAGATCACCGGCAAGTTGTCCGCGAAGTTGATGCCATCGAGGATGAACTCGGCGCGCACCTGCGCCTGCGTCGCACCGGCGATGCGCGTGCCGGTGCTGGCGTTGTACGACCCGCTGACCTTGACTGACGCGCCATCGGCGATCGCGCCGGTCGACTTGACGCGCACCATGCCCAGGCGATAGTTGACGTCGTAGTCCGTGCCGAGCACGTACGTCGGCGTGCCCGACGTGTGCTTCACCGAAAAACCGGCCACCGCGAAGTTGGCCTTGCTGAGCGACACCCACTTGTCGCGCTTCGCGATCATCGCCTCATCGGTGATCGAGCCCGACCCCTGATTGATCACCGACTGGGTGCCGAGCAGCGCCAGCGTCAGGCCGTCCTTGTCCAGCTCGGACAGCTCGACCGTCAAGTCCGCCGGCAGCGACAGAGCAACCGACTCGATCACCTGTCCGTACGTCGTCTTGCCTTTCGACTTCTGCTCTTTCAGTTCGGAGTTGGCCTTGATCTCGAATTTGCTGCACTCGAACGGCCCGACCCGGCCGACCTTGAGACCCGTACTGGGATCGTAGCGGTCGATGTACAGATCGCCGCCACCGAGGAATCCACGTGCTGCCATGATGTTGTCTCCTGAAAAAAATTGCGCGGTGTGTTACACCACGTGCTGCGTCGCAAAGGCCAGCGGGAACAGCAGCGAGCCCGCTTCAAAGATCGGCGGCGGCGGCGTCTCCAGAGTCAGCGGCGTGTAGCCCGCCGGCGGCGTCCAGTCGATCGGCGCCCGTAGGATCTTCGCCAGCAGCGGCGCCGCTGCAAGCCGGGCCGCACCGCCATCCGCCGCCCGCGCTGCGCTCTTCACCGCCAGCACCACCAGCCAGCGGGTTTCCACCCGCGCCTGCCGGCGCTGCCGATGCGCTTCGATCACCCGGTACCCATCGTAGATCACGAACGCACAGGGAGTCGGCTTGCCGGCCTTCGTCAAGTCCTCGAAGTCCGCCATACCATACACTTTGACCAGCTCCGGGATCTTGGCGATCTCGGCGATCAGCGGCTGCTCCAGCTCCAGCATCAGCGCGCGCCTCGCGAGAACAGCCGCTCGCTGGAGACCACTTCGACCAGCCCGGACGAACCCGCCGACGGCGTTGCCGCATCGAGCCGCAGCGCCCCCGTCGCAATGTCCCGCAGGCGCGACAGCGCATCCTTGTAGCGATCCCGCACCTGCTCCGGCGCAGCGTCCGTGTACAGGGCGTAGCGCGCCAGGTCGCAGCACAACCCGATCAGCAGATCCGGAACCGGCGACGGCAGCGGCAGCACATAGCGCGCGGCCAAGTAGCCGTCGATCGCCGCGCTGGCGTACAGCAGCTCCCGGTCGACGACCGCGGCATCCACCACGGCGCCGTTCACCCGGTCAGTCTGCTCGGCTAGTTCCTGCTCGCTGAAGCGGGCGATCAGGTCGGATTGGGTGGCGTAGGTCACAGCCCAAGAGCCTCGTACTGGCTGGCCGCCCAGGCATCCTCCGTCTTGCATCTGGCGGCATAGGCGGCAAGCGCGGCCGCCTGTTCTGCAGTCAGCACAACCAGCCCAGCAGCGGCACCGGACACCATGTGCAGGAACGCCAGCTGATCTTCGGGCGTATATCCGGCCGCGAGAATGCGCTCCTTGCGGCGCGCTTTCACCAACTGACAATGTGGGCTGGCCGCCTTGATCGCTGCGCGCAGAGCGGCATCCAGCGCGACCGTCGCGACGCTGGCGGCAATCTCGGCCGGCTGGCTTGCCGGCACTGCGAAGCCCGTCGGAATGCTGCAATACGTGATCCCGCCGATCGTCGCCAGCTCACAGCCGACCGCATTGCCCCCGCTGTCGACGGGCATGCGGATTTCCCGCGTAACCAGCGCATCGATAAACTTTTGGTAGCCGACGATATAGGTCACGGCCGTTCTCCCGTAAGGTGCGCAGCATGTGCTGCAGTGAGTGCGTCCTGCGCGCGTGCCCAAGAATCGACACGACGGCTTCCAGGCGCCCGCGCTTGATGGCCTGGCGAAACACATACAGGCTGCGCCGCCGCACGAAGCGCCGGCTGGCCCAGGTACGGTAGCCAACAAAATTGACCCCGCGCGTCACGGGCGCCAAAGTGCTGCGCGACAGGCAAAGTCCAACCCCGTCGAGAAACCCGACAATGCGCGCCTTCGCGGCCAGCAGATCTTGGCGCGACAGGCCAAACAGCACGAGGTCGTCCACGTATCGGCAGTAGTGTCTTACGCCAAGCGTCCGCTTGATGAAGTGATCGAGCGGATTCAGGTAAATCAGCGCGTAGAGCTGAGACAGCAGGTTGCCGATTGGAATGCCGACGGGCTCCCCGTAGTCGGCGAATCGCATCATCAAGTCGACGAAGCGAGCATCCTTGATCTTGCGCTCGACCTGCTCGCGCAGAACGCGACGGTCAATCCGATAGAAGAACTTCCGGATATCGAGCTTGAGCACGTAGCTGCCTCGCGGGCTGCCCTGCAATGCAGCCTGCGCGTAGTCCGCCGCCTTGTGCGTGCCGTAGCCGCGCCGACAAGCGAACGACTGCGCAATGAAGCAGCGTTCGAAGATCGGCCCACAGACAGCGTAGACCGCGTGCTGCACCACCAGGTCGCGAAAAGCAGGCGCGTAGATTCTCCTGGGCTTTGGCTGGCTGACCTGAAAACTGTAGTAGGGCTGCGGCCGATAGCTGCCGTCAGCAAGCTCTTGGTGAAGCGCGTCGAGATTGCGGGCCAAGCGCCTCTCAAAGGCGAAGCAAGATCGCTTGCCGTGCTTGTTGCGTGCGGCAGCATGAAACGCAGCCATCAGCGCATCTGGCGTGAATGCCTGCTCGTAAAGGTGGCCGGAACGTCTCATTTCGCCTGACCTTCGACCCTGCCGACGGCAGGCCTACCAGAAAGGCGAAAGCCGACCGATTTCGCCGCAGCAATGGTAAAAGCCGCAACTGCGCGCCGGAAAGCGCCTCCCTTGATTCCACTGCGGCCAAACAGCAGCCCTTGAGGTGAAATCGAGTCCGCGCGGAACCCAACGTTATCGTTCGAGCTGCTCCGCGAATTGCTGAGATTCAACGCCCAGACACCGGCATTCGACCCGTTGTTCCAGTTCCCACCGGAGATCGGGCACATGTCAAGACGCCTCCCGTTTATCGAGCTGGCGATCGGCGACGATCCATCCGCCGATCATCCGACCCAACTCATCAATCAAGCGCGACAACGCGACGTAGCGATGCTCGCCGGCAGCGGCCGGCGAACGCTCGGCGCGCTTGCCGTTCGTGAACTCAAAGTAGCCCAGCGCATGCGCAAGCCTCACCAGCATCCGCAATTGCTCATGGCGAATGTCGAGGTTCGCCAAGGTCGTCTTCTTGTAGTAGCGCTTCTGACACTCCACGATGAAAGCGTACGTCTCATAGGCCGCGCGGCGAATCTCCAACGTGAGACCGTACTTTTCATGCTTCGGGAAGTGATTCAGATACACATTCATCAACTTCGCGAACTCCAGGAATTTGCGATCCAGCTTGGCTTCGTCGTGCAGGCCCATCGCTATCGCTCGGGC